ACACACCCGCGCCTGACAACCATTGCAATACTTCTGCCAGTATTAGCCATTATCTACCCTATGGGTTGAATGTGACTTCACAGAAAGCTGGGGGTCGGTAAATGCACATAGCCAACCGTTCTTCGGCTAGAACAGCAACCATATTCCTAGCGAAATAGTTGTCGTGGCTTTCACTTACACGAACCGAAGCAGATTCGCGGTCATGGATTGCTGCACCCATGCGGAAGTTGCCGACTAGGGCAGTTCCAGCATCGATAGCTGTAGTCAAAACTACAGGAACTCGCCAGACGGACATGCCAGCACCAGAGCCCGGTGCTCCCGCCCAGAGATACCTAGCATCGTCGTCCTTAGCCAACTCGATAGCTTCCCAATCGCTCGGATGAAGAACGATCCCGTCAGCAGGCATATGAGCAAGCGAGCAAAGAGTCATTGCCTTACGCAAGGAATCGAGTCGCGTCTCTGTCGAGCCTGGAGCATGTAGATTAATATCTGCATCGGCAAGAATACCGCTAATTTGATCAGACCCACCTGCTCCGTAAAGAAGCTGCCGCTCCTCAGAAAGAACAAGCCCTTCGACAAGTCGTTGGTCGATATGGGCGCGGAGTCCAGCGGAGTCGTCAAGGATCTGACGAGAAGCAGGCATCCAGTGAGCAAGCGTCTTAGCAGGCTCCGTTACAAGCGAGTAAGTCGCTTCAGCCGTAGGCTTGAGAACAGTCTCGGCAGTAAAAACGAAGGTGGTACTAGTGACCTCTGACTCTTCAGGAACAGCGGCCCCGGTGATAGCCACCATCGTAACTGTAAGAGCATCGGCATCGACTCCGCCAGTCGCAACAACAGCGGTTGTGGAGGCTCCGCCTCCTGCCCTAGCAATCGTGACAGTTTGTCCGTCGTAAAAACCAGCTGTATTTGATACTTCAAGCGTAGTGCTAGAGCTAGAAGCAGTAGTCAGAGTATGCAATTCGTAAAAGTTCGTCTCCTTGACGAACTCCACGCTTCCAGCCTGCATCGGAACAGTCGGAATAAGCGAGCGTAGACGCGACGGAGCAGGAGGCAGAGTCATCATCTCTGCAACGCGCTCTGGATTAATAAGGGCCGCACCGCTTCCAGCAGCAGAGGACAGCGCCTTACCGTCGAAATACGGAGCAAAGCTCTTAACATTAACAGGGGCGCTAGTGCGCTCACCGTTAGCCTTCATACGCTTAAAAGCCTCGCTCTCAATGAGCGTATCTCCGAGGCTCTTATTTGCAGGAGCAGAACTTGGAAGAACCGGACGGTCCAGCTTAACTTCCATGTCATCCAATCGCCCGTCGAGGGCTTTGATTTGATCAGAGTACTCTCCGATCTTGCCCTCTACATCAGCGATAGCTGACGAGGTCTTTTCGGAGACTTCGCCGCTCTTGGCGATTTCTTCGTTCTGCGTATCGAGCAGGCCCTTGATTTCTCCGAGGGCCGACTCAAACTGCTCTGTGAGTTGCTTGAGTTCCATTGGGTTTCTTTATCCTCTTATTTTTCAAGGGCCGCTTTCAGATCCAGGAGCCTATCTCCTGCCCATCCAGCGAAATCAACTACTAACAGCTTTGTATCCTCTTGTGGAGGAACTTCCTCAATTTCTGAGCTTTTTTGCTCGGGCTCTACAGGAGCATCGTCCTGCTTTGCGCTATCGCGCTCAGCCATGAAGTCTAGGTGTAAGGCTTTGAGTGCCTGTACCTGCTCAATGAAAATATCAAGATTCTTACTGCCTTCGCCTAGCTGGGGCATAAGACCCTTAATTGTGCTGATAGTAGCGAGTTCATTGGCAGCAAATGTAACGGGGGAAACTTCGTACAGTGGATCGTATCTCTTTACTCGGCGCACGGGCTGTCCGTGACGGCCTTTCAACTCTGTATCCATCTCATAATCAGCGACAGAAAAACCAAAAGACATGCGGTCCACTACGCCATCAGCCATAAGAACTAGAGCGTCATCGCCCAGCGCTGTCTTGCTGACACGTCCCTCGAAAGCAAGCCCTACAGAGTCTTCGCTAATCTTGAGCAGTAGCCCGAGCGGATCCCGGTGCTGCCAGAGAAACTTGACTAGGTTTTTAGGGAAGCGCTCCGCGATAGTCTTCTGGAAAGCGCCCTTCTCAGTAATGTCTGAGTCGTGGTCTACGTTTCCAAAAACTGCGGCGTGCCCGGAGATCGTGCGTTTTTCGGTATCTACCTTAAACTCGCACGGCGCGGATTTCATATCGTAAGAAGACATATAGATTCTAGATTAAGCTACTGATTAAAAAAGTCAAGATACATCCCTGTACTCTATTACACAACGGCATGACGGGTGTACAGGAGGACTTACAGTACTGCCGTCTGCCCAGTTTTTAGTGCCGAAAACATCGGAGAAACCAATCGGGGGATTGTTAGCGAGGTCCGTGCAAAAATCACAGACGTTTCCGTCGCCCGCAGTTACCCAGACTTTGACTACCTTACTCTCTAATAGAGAGTTGTCCTCTATGTGTAATCTGACCTGCTCATGCGCTCCTGCGTTGAAGGCTAGAGCAATCTCCGTTTTGGCTATACGCCGAGCCCTGATAGTGCCCATGCGATCTGCGCTATTAAGGAGCCTGCGTTTACTGGCGGCTAAATCCTGAATACCCTCTTCTGCTAGGGTATCCCAGATTTTTACTATCGCAGCAGTTTGTCTAGTAGTTAGACCCAGAGACGCTCTTACTATGCGCCTAGTATCCCTCGCGCTAACACCCCTCTCTACTCCTAGCGACTGCACTATCTCCTGAGTAGCCCGGTGCTGCGTCTGCGCTAATTTGCTGGCCAGCCTCGCAGCCCTAGCCTCGCGCCACTGTCGGAATCTGCTCACCAGTCTACCGAACACTTTGAGTTCGGCTTTTTGCAGCTGGGCCTGCATCTGGTTGGACCCTTCCAGCATAGCCGAAGACCAGACAGCGTCCATCTGACTAGAGACGAAATTCTGCCAGTCCGTTGCCCACTGGTCTTGCATCTCGGTAGTGATTCGACCCGCTGCTATTGAGGCATCTATATCGGACTGCTGGATATCCATAGACTGCCGCGCCCAGAAGCGGGACAGGTTTACTACGGTTAGATTATCCTGTGCGGCAGAGTGCTGGAGTAGCGCCGCCCTTAGCCTATGCGGATTATTCAGGCGGCGGGAGTCACTCTTCGTCATTACCTAGTTCCAAGGAACTGATAGCGTCCACGGGCATCTTGTTGACTGCCATGTACCCAATATCCCCGCCCTGGATCTCATCGAAGCCCAGGTCTAAGCGATTATTAATCGTATTAAACGGGACGCCCATGTTGTGTAGGCGCTGGGCAATTTCGACGTGCTTTTTGTACTGCTCGCGCAGAGCGGGGACGTTGGATAGGTCGTAGGTAATCCTTAAGTTCTCGCCAAACTCTGGAGTTAAGCTGCGGTTCCAGGTGTGCTTAATATCATCCAAAAAAGGAATGACTGTATCGAGCCAGAAAATGAGGCGAGATACCTGCACATTAGCGAGCGTTGCTTTATCGAATACGCCCACGATTGGCGGTGGGACGTTGAAGCAACTAAGGATCTCGTCACGGGTAAATTTACGCCCGTTGAAGAAGTCCATATCAATAGGCGCCAGCGACATCTGCTGCCACTTAGCATCGTTCCCTAGAACCCAAGGCGCCCAGGCGTTGCTTGGTCCCTGGTACTGCGCCTTTACCATCTTTACGGATTCTTCAAACTGCTCCTGCGTGAGCGGGTAGCTCATCACGAAAGCGCCGCTTGCTACCGCCCGGTTCTCTAGCGCATTCTTATTCCAATTAGCGGCTTCCCTATCCGTATCTACGGCACGCCCGCAAGCCTGCAACGGAGCCATTCCCCAGTACGGATTTGCGGGATCTGTGAACTGCTGATGGCAAACGTCTTGCGGCTCTAGAATCTGGACAATCTTACCGTCCTCATCCCGAACCTCGTAGCCAGCAAGCGGGTAGGCTTGGTGCTTAATAGGAATAGGATAAACAACATCGGGAGAGATGAGCCAAAGCTCCTTTGGCTTGCCGTTGGCTCGCACCTTAGTCTGGATAGCGTTGCCGCCCAGATAGAGGTGCATCGTGAGTCTTTCGATATAATCCTGACGCGACCATAGAGGATTGGGCTTCTGGATTAGCTCAGCCAGTGGGTGGTCAGGAACTCTGCGCCAGCCGTTAGACGTTTTCTGCTCCACCGCCCAGTCTACGCTGGCGGCTGATTTGGCGATCCTATAGACGCACGCAAAAACCCAGACGGATGCTTTGTACCCCTCTTTAATTGCGTTCTTTGTGCTCCAGTCTTTGAACTGCGGCCTGTTATTCGCCATCGCTGGCAAGATGGACGACATGTTCAAATTTTTGAGCAGCGTAGGTGGTAGCTGCCGCCTAAGATCCTCGGCAGACGTTACGTTTGCAGGCGCAGGTAGGGCGGGTTGCTTTCTACCTAATACTTTAGTCCAGAAGCCCAATTTTCTAAGTCCTCTTGAAAACTAAGCCGCTCTACCAATCAACAAAACCCTAGAGTGGCCAAAGCGTAACAGTGCTTGTGTAGCACAGTCTACTTGGTCATCGCTAGTGCCGTTGGGGAAAATAGCGGCCTCTTCTATGAAATCATTAACCCAAGGATGCGCCGAGGGGTTTGGCAACAAAACATCGCCCGCTTCGATAGTGGGGGATACAGATATAGCCCTAGACTCTTTAGAGCCCTGCGGAGTGAACGCTATAATTCCCGATATTTCTCTCGATAGAGTGCTGATCACAGCAGGCCCGTTTGCCTTGTCCTCTACGATCTTGGCTCGGGCCAGAGGCCAACGAGCGCTCATTCCCCGTATTGCAGTCAAAGTAGACGTAAAGTCCAGCTTATCTCGGACCTGTTCAAGCAGGAACTTACGGGGACCAATACGCCCCCAGACCTGCCCAACTACGTAAGAGCCACCCTTCGTATCTTTGAACGACAAGTCCCAGCTTTGGATAATTTCCTGGAAATCTGCAAGTGGAGGGGCGTGCTCATAAAACCTCCACCAATGACGCTTCCAGATGCCTCCGTCCGTAGGTGCGGGGTTCTGCTGATATAGGGCGTTCCACTTCCTGGATCCTAGCGCTTTCTTCCGTTTAGTTAGCTCAGCCAGCGGCATCTTACCTGGCCAAAGGGGATCGCCCACAGGGCGCAGATCTTCCGGCGTTACGGGGTCACCCTTCTCGCGAACAGCGGGGAAGTTAACAATGTGCCATTGATCGGCTCCGGGATCCGCTTGCGCTAGGTCCAGCAACCGGCCTGCTAGATCGTCTTCATGCCAGCGAGTTAGCGTTAGCAATATCTTACCGCGCCCCTCTAGTCGAGTCGTAAGGCTAGAGAGAAATTCCTCCCAGACCCTCTTACGATAGGACGGAGAATCAGCCTCCTGCTGGTTCTTAACAGGGTCATCAATAATGAGATAATCCGCGCCCATTCCGGTCACACCGGACAAAATACCACCGGCCCTATAAGAACCGCGTTTATCCATGACCTCCCAAAGCTCGTCCTGCCTAATCCAGCCTAGGCGATTACCTCTGGGTGGGAGTACTGTGTCAGGAAATAGCTCCTGGTATTTTGGGGACTCCATGATGCGCTGGGTGTCGCGGCTCATCCGAGTAGCTAAGGCCGTATTATACGAGATAGCAATTATCTGCGTATCTGGATTTTGCCCCATTATAAAAGCGGGTAATCTGCGCGAAACAAGCTCCGATTTACCGTGCCTGGGAGGCATGAAAACCATGAGCCTATCTAGGTCCCCCCTAACGAACCTGTCCAGCGTCTCGCATAGGTGCGCGTGGTGCCAATTAACTTCGTACCCCGGAAATGTGAACTCCGTGAAGCTAAGAAGGAATCTCCTCGCTGTCTCTCTCTTCAGCAGAGATGGATCTTCGAGCGCGGACTTCAAGAGCTTGTAGCTGGAGGATTTCATCATCTGTCATCTGCTTTAAGGCTGCTTCCATCGGCACGGGCTGGACCTGAATAGGACCACCCCCGCGCCCAGTATGCTCTACCCTGCTCTGCTTACCGAAAGACTCTGGGCGGGCTCGTTCTAACCACCAAGCCGACGCTTTCCAGTCGCCCTCTGCGTGGTTCCGTATATTCTGAACATGCCAGGTTTCTGCCTGCGCGTAAGCCTGATACAGCCCCGCTCTCAGTCCGACCAGCACCCGCTCTCTCTCGGTCAGCTCCTCCTCCAAAATAAGACCGTCTTGCAGGGCTAATACTAGCTCCTCTCCAGCCTTAATCCAATCGTGGAAAGTGGTCCGAGGTATCCCGGCAGCAGCGCAAGCCGCTGTCCTCGAATTGCCGCACCGGATCAGGTCTAGTACTGCCGTAACAGCGCCCTCTGTCGCCCTTGATTTAAGTGCCGTGCGGCTCAACGTAAAATAGGGTCTCTCTTCCATAAACGTACTCATTCTTTCAGTATATTCCTACATCTAACAAGCGGTCCAGGTTATACTCCACCCCCTACTACTCACGATCCAGGGAGCCCGGAGCACTATGGGTGAAAACGACGCATATTTAGAAACCTTGCAAGACAAAACAATAGTAAAGAAACAAGGAGAACTTAGACGCTGTCTTTACTGCGAAAAAATACGCCTTGGTAACGCCGCCGTTTGCCTCTACTGCCAGCAGAAGCAGCGCACTAGGACAGGTATTATTTTCGTCCTTGCTTTGTTCATAGTATCCATATGTTTCCTGGCCGCTTTTCTGATCCCCCTAAGGTCAGAAATACCACCGCCCCGCTACCCGCTGCCATCGGGACTAGAGGAAAATCTGGGTAGGCTTCGACACTCTGATCTGCCTGTCCCTATTATCTCCTGGTACGACGCTTTCCTAGAAGACAGCTGCTCCCTCTGCCCGGACTGCTGCTCCTCCGTAGTTCCCGACGCCCTAGGCCCTATCGACATCGACCCTGCTGCTGCTGATGCAGACTAGGAGATCCCCATGTTAGATTTTTACAGAACGCCCGCAGGGGAAAGACTCGTCGATGAAACGCTCCCCGAAATAGCGGAGCAGCTAGGGAGAATAGCCGACCTCTTCCTCCTCCTAGTAAACGAAAGACTAGAACTCGATGAAGAGGACGAAAAAATTATGGGTGTATGCCTTCCAGGCGACAGCCCCCTAAATGGTATTCCCTGCCGTGTAGCCCACGTAGAATCCGACGCCTGGTTCGTGGAATTAGATCCCGAAACCGTAGAAGAGCGTTTTCCTGACTTAGGATCTAGGAGGGAGGTTTTCCAGGACCCTTGGGGCTCCTCCCTGTGGTTCCAGCCTGGAAAGTATTATTTTAAGCTCAGCGAGAAGCACGTAGGGCTGGTCTAGAGAAAAAAATTTTTATATTCCGCCCTTTTTAGTGCTTTTTTTACCTTTTCTGCTTAAAAAAAGCCCTACCCCGTATTATAGTTCATCCTATAGGGATAAATTTCTATTATAATAGGGGGTGTCGCCGCCCGAAACGGGCCGGAAACCTAACACCCTATTTTCATAGAAAACCCTGGCATAATAGCTACTTACGGCTCGCGCTAATAGGCCCCAATTTTTTTTTGTGCCGTAAACCCCTGCCATTATTGGGAAATTTCGAGCGGCCCTAAAAACGGCACCCTACCGGGCCGAAAAAACCGTGTTTTTTCCGAGTGTTACAGCCCGAAAAAAATGTGCTTGCGCATGAACTATAGTTCATGAGATAGTTTTTCCAGTCGATAGGGACCCCGGACGGGGCCAACCCGCTCGGCGCTTTGACAGCCTCCATATCAGTCTGGTTCATTGGGACCGGTCCGCCTAGCATCCCACTGGGGTACGCCATGACCGGATTGGCCCAACGTAGGTAAGAGCCTGGATCCGTTGCACGCTCGGAGCCTACACACTAACACGCCACCCGCTCCGCTGAACGCACAACGCACCACTAGTCTATAGTCTTGCGTCTATGCTAGGCGGACCGGTCCCAGTGAACCTATTTTCGGCCCATTTTGGGCCTCTACCTGCTACGCTCTAGCGTAGCTAGGGCGTAGTCTTTCAAGGAGAATGGCACTACCATGCCTAACACCACGCAAGACAATGATCGCCCCGAAACCACAACCCCAGCGGCCGCCGTTGCTACTCCTGTCGTCGCCCCGGAAGTGAAGCGCGTTCACGCGCCGAAACTCCGGGTCGAGGACGCCGAGCAAGCTGCGACGCTGGCCTATATGGCTACCCTGTTCGAGTCTAACCTACCCTCCTCTATGGAGGGGCTTGGGCGACTTGTACGGGATATCCTGGGAATGTCTCTAGAGAAGTTCGACAAGGGCCCCAACAAGGGTGAGTTTGTCGAGCCTTTGGAGCCTACAGTGGTATTTCGGATCTGTTCTGGTATCACCGTGCTACGCAAGGCTATAACGGCCTTCGCGGCAAAGCATCCAATTAGTGGCAGCTGATGGCACGGGATATCGAACGGGAAAGGCAGGTAGGACAATTGCTTACTATCGCCTTTGATAAATGGGACGCTATCTGCCGCGAGCGCTGGGCTATGCACCCGGCCCACGAGTCAGACAACGTGACCACTATTCAACGGGTGACGGGCGATGCTGGCGAGGACACCCCCCATGAGAATTGAGGTCAA